TTCAGTTTGGATCTGGTGATGATAAGTGTGCCACACATATGTTTACTGAGTCTGGTGTCAAGCCAATAGATGACACTGTTATACGACAGGTCATGTCAGTAGCAGGTGTGCGTATCTCAAAGAAAGGACGTGGAAGAGCAGCAGGAGGACTCCGCATGAATCAGATTACCATTCGGTACGAAGTGTGATATAATAAGAGCATGGCAAAGAACACTCACCTAGAACACCTCGAAGATGACATCTTCAACAACGGATACGCTGGAGCAAATAATGCTATAGGGTTTCTGGAATCACTTCGGGATATGTTATCCACTGGACATGGTGGTAACGACGTTAAGGTCACTACTAAATGGGATGGTGCTCCTGCTATAGTATGTGGTCGTCTTGAAGGAAGATTTTTCGTAGGCACCAAGTCTGTATTTAATAAGACTCAACCAAAGATATGTTTTGATGAAGAGTTTATTGATCTTCATTATCCTGGTGGTCTTAATAGCATTTTAAAGACATGTCTTAGAGAGTTATCAGCACTACCTATTGAAGGTGTGCTCCAAGGAGATCTTTTATATACTAAGAAACCACCCAAGGTTACGATGTGTGGTATAGCATGTTATAAGTTCAAACCTAATACAATTACATATTGTATAGAAGCAGCCACAGAACTTGGAAGCAAGGTTGCTGCTAGTGATATTGGTATAGTATTTCACACAGCATATGATGGCATTCAAGGTAATGCATCCTTCGGTGTTGATGTGTCATCTCTACAAGGAGTACCAAAGATTGCAGTATTCTCTGCTGAATTTACTAACGTCAGTGGTAGAGCAAACCTCACCACTATGGAGAAGACAAAGTTCAATACAAATATAAGTAAGGCTAAAAGAGAATTGAAGATAGGTCAGAACTTTTTAAATCTTATTGGTGGTGGTAAGAAAACCTTTGAATTTGCTGCTCTCTTTAAGCAATACTTCAACACTTTAATTAGAGGAGGTAGTATTCCTTCTAGTTCACAAACCCTATTGAAAGGATTTGTAGCCTTCATCACGACTAAATATGATGCGGAGATAGCTAAAAAGAAAACTCAAAAAGCGCAGCAAGAGTGGGAGGGTAAGAAAACACAGGCAGTTGATTACCTAAATACTAACAAGACTGTGATTTATTCAGCACTTTCAGGTTATAATGCGTTAAGAACTGCCAAGATGCAGATCATTAAACGACTTAATAAAATCGAAGGTGTTGGTACATTTATAGAAGATGCGGAAGGCTATCGTGTTACAGCACCCGAAGGGTTTGTAGCAATTAAAGATGGCAGTGCTCTTAAACTAGTCGATAGACTAGAATTTTCTAAGGCAAACTTTACTGTAGCGAAAGATTGGAGTTAATGAAATTCATAGAATTCCTAAAAGAAGCAACCGATGCAGCAGATAAGAAGAAGGTAAAACCTTCTACTACTGGGCAGAAGAAACCTGCTTCGAAGTCTCAAGCACCAGAGGATAAACATGTTGCGATTACTTTTGGTAGGTTTAATCCCCCTCATGCTGGTCACGGCAAACTACTCGACGCTGTTAAAGCACATGGTGGAGACTCAGGTAATTATCGAATCTATCCTAGCAGATCACAGGACCATAAAAAGAATCCCCTTTCAGCGCATGATAAAGTAGGACACATGCGTAAGATGTTTAAGAATCATAAGGATGCAATACAAAATAATGAATCACAGAGAAATGTATTTGATATCTTACGTGATTTGAATGATGAAGGTCATGAGCATGTGACTATGGTTGTGGGAGATGATAGGGTTAAAGAATTTGAGAAGTTGTTAAGCAAATATAATGGATTACATTATGATTTCAAGAGTATTAATATCAAATCTGCTGGTGCTCGTAACCCAGACAGTGATGATCCAATAGAAAAACTATCTGCATCCCAACAGAGAAAGCATGCACAAGCAGATGACCATGAGAATTTCCATCTTGGTTCTGGAAACATGAGCAAGAAGGATAGTGCAGCATTGATGGCAGCAGTTAGAGCAGGGATGACTCCACCTGCTAAACCTAAGAAGGGATCTAAGAAGAAGAGTGAGTCAGTACATGAGATGAAACTATGGGAGTATGCTCCTAAGTTAGATTTTGCAGAGTTCAGAGAGCACTATGTTCTTAATGAGATCTTCCAGATAGGAACGATGGTAGAACAAATGCACACAGGTGTACGAGGAACCATTGTACATCGTGGTCCTAATTATGCTGTCTTTAAAGACGATCAGTTTGGTGATGAATTCCGATGTTGGTTACAGGATATCCAAGAGGTATCAGATGATTTGAGTGATCAATCTAACCATTCTGCTGACGATGGTAGTGGAAATGATTGGAAGGTTGGAACAGATAAGTATAGAGAAGCACTCCAATCCATGACACCTGGACAGGCAGTTAAAAAGTTTTCAGAGTTTCAAAAGAACATAAATATTAAAAGACCGACCACGAAAGTGTAATTCATGACGAAAGATATTCGAGTTGCAGCAGCCCTTATGGGTTATAACTTTGCTGATCAACAGACAATTCTCCGTCATATCAAAGAGGGTAAACCACCAGAGGGTAACCGTCTTAAGAAAGGATATGATGAGGCAAAACCTATACTCGATGAGGGGTATGGTGGATTTCCTGTCGAAAGAAATACTATCGACAAGAATAAAGCACAAGATCGTAACGTAGGTCGTGTTATTCAAACAGGTGGTACTCAAGTACTAGTCACAGGTCGTAAGGCTGATGGACGTTACACTGTTGTGAATAAGGATGGCACTAAGACTGCTAAAGATCCACAAGATCTTAACCTAATAGTTAAGGATCATTTTGATCTCGATTCCTATTTTGATTGGGACTCTGAGGAATTGGATGAATTATCATTTGATGAATTAGAAGAGATCGCAGAGGAAGTTCTGGCAGAGATCGAAGAAGAAGGTCTATTGGCAGAAGCCCTAGAAGCAATTGATGGTATCTGTCTCCTTAATGAGGCAACCTCAAGGCATTCAGCATTTCCTAATGTTGCAGTGCAGAAACCTAAGAATGTAGACCTTGGTAAGGACAAGGGTGCAGAGGCACGTAAGAGATTACAGTCTAAACCTGCTCCAAAACCACAGGTATCTCGCAAAGAGAAAGTGAAAGCTGCAGTTAAGTCTGCTGCTGCTACCGCAGGTCGTGCTGTAGGTAGTGCTGCTGGTAAAGCAGTAAATACTGGAGAGAAAGTTGGTAAGGCAGTTAAATCTGGTGCTAGTAAAGCAGGTGGTGCTGTCAAGAAAGTTGCACGTGGTGCAGGTGAAGTAGCAGGTAGTGCTGCTGGTGGTTTTGCTGCTGGTTACGCTGCTGCTCGTAAGAAAACTGGAGGAACAGACAAGTCTTCTGGTTCATCGTCAACTACTTCAGGCAAACCAACTGGTGCTTCCGTTGTATCTAACAAGGGAGTCGCCACTAAAAAAGACAACAAGCCTGGTCTTAGAGACAAGATTAAATCTGGTCTTAAGAAAGCAGTCGGTAGTGCTGCTCGTTCAATAAGTAGAGGTGCACGAGGTGTTGCACGTCGAATGAGCGAAACACATAACTGGAGGGAACATGTCGGATCCTAAATCTGCTAACGGTGGTAAACGCATAAATAAACCACTCAAGAAAGGCACATCTGTTGTTATTAATCCTAAAAAGGAAGAACTCATGCAAGAAAAACTAGATCCCGTAGGTCAAGAGGATTCTGATATTGACAACGACGGGAAAAAGAATGACAAGAATGACAAATATCTTCGCAACAGACGTAAAGTACGTAGTAAAGTAATCAAGATGCGTGAAGAAGCACTTGCTGAACTGCGTAAGAAATCTAAGAAGAAGTCTGAGTGTGCAGAAGAAGTTGAAACTGTAGAAGAAGAAGTAGTAGTTGCAGAGGAAGTAGTAAAGCCTTCTAGTAATGAAGAACTACAGAAAGCACAGGCAGCACTCAGGGAAAATTTGAAGCTTCGTATGATGCGTCAGATGACTGAGGATCATGACCGTAAGTACCGTGGTATCTTTGTGGAGGATTAGGTATGAGCCTAGTAGACTTCAGAGAGGATTACGATGATCATGAACGTGCTGAAAAAATAAAAAGGTATGCTGCTGAGAAGGAAGCATCCAAGAAGTACAAGGTTGAGAAAAAGTATGGTAAGAAGTCCAAAACCTATAAGGACTTCATTGCTGGCAAAGGTATTAAGAGTACAACCAGATCACAGAAAGGTGTACGTGCTGTACATCAAGGAAGATGGGGTTATATGAAGGATAGAAAATTTACACCAGATAAGTAAGATATATAGATCAGGTTTCATTATATAACCATGATCAATTTCTTAATGCCCATTGCGATCAGTATCATCAACAAAGCAGTTGATAAGATACCAGAAGATCTAGACTCAGTAATAAAAGACTTTCTAATTAAATTACTTAAGAAAGCAGCAGCAAAGACTGGTAATAAAGTCGATGACGAGCTGGTGAATGCTTTAGCCAAAGCACTACTAGAGTCCTGATTTTATAAATAAATCATAGGAATACTAACAAACTGTCCAAGAGGAGATTACAATGTCTGTCGTAGGAAAAATTGACTCTGCTGCATTCAGCAACAATATTAGTGTCACGAATGGTGATGCAACTGTTACTAAGAACGCAGGAGATACCGTAGTTGTAGGTGATGTGCTTGACATTAGTGGCGTAAGTTACATTGTCAAAGTTGTAACCAGTACAACATCTATTGAACTGCATAAGAATTATGCAGGATCAACAGCAACCGTCTCCGCTGCTTCAGTACTACGAAGAACTCCACCTAAAGCAGTTGCAGAATATGTAATTGTTGGTGGCGATAGTAATTCCTATGATTTAGTATTTGTAGACACAACTGAGGACAGCATTGCGTCTAACAAAACACGTGGTATTTCTGGACCAGGTTGGTGGCAGTACCGTTCATATGTATCACATAACGGTGACACCAAGCATAAAGCAGAATGCCTTGTTCCTCTAAAGGTTGCTGTTGGTACTTCTGGAGACTTTGGTGATGACACCATTGCTGCTGACGTACTTGAAACTATTACAGTCGGTACACAACCTGCTAACTCTACATCCTCTAGTGGTGCTGGAACATTCGTTGCTGCATTCTCAGTGGATCAATCTGGTACTAAACAGTACAAGTGGCAGAGACAGACAGCTACCGCTACTACACGTTGGGTTGACATCACTGCTAACCTTGACACTGGTATCACATACGCTGACTTCACTACTGCAACACTTGCATACAGTGGTCTCGGTGGTACTACACTCAACGGTTACAAGTATCGTTGCGTACTTAACACCAGCAAGGGTGCTGAAACTAAGTTTACTAACGGAGCTGCAACTCTAACATTCGGTAGCTAAAACTGAACCTTTTATATAATGTATTTTGATGAGTTAACAGAACACAATCATGTTCTCTTTGCAATAAAGCACTACGAAAACCCACACTCGGTAACCGTAGATGACTTTATGGAAGATATGAAGAAGTTCAAATACCTTAAGAGATTATTCAAAAGGTATTTGAACTCTAATGTTCTAAGAACAAATTTAATATTAAATCATTTGATCATATTGTTTAATGTATTTGGTGAGGGTACCACACCTCTACTCATGTATAAACTTGAGAGAGAATACTGGTCTATCCTAAAGACATTTCTCATATATCTAAATCGTTATGACGGTTATGGTGTGCTTGAGGATGTTGATATAGATGATGATGTTAAAGATATCCTGGATGAACTGTGATTAACGAAGACGCACCAACTATGTCTGCAGGTACAGGTGGATTCTCTGGATCCGCTAATGCCAGTGGTCCTGTTGCGGGTTATGATCCTATGCTAGGTTCAAATAAGGAAAAGAAACCTAACCTGACAAAGAGAAAGCCTAAGAAGCGTAAGTATACAGTAAAGGAAGATGTTTATAGTAAAGAGAAAGACCAAAGTAAAGGTCATTACTTACCATATCTAATATGTTATGATAATGCACAGGAGTATGTGCTCTATGGTAAGTCAGAAGCAGAAATTAAAGTACAGTTGAGAAAGATATATAGACCTGAGAATTATGCAAAGATATATGTGAAGAGATTATTTCCTAATCAAGTCATTAAATTCTATTGGGATAAGAGAGTTCAAGCTCTTAAGAATGCATAATGTCTGAGATTAACGCAGCAATATTGGAAAGGTTAGAGAAGGTAGTTGATAAACTATCTGACAACTCCACTAAGATGGGGGAACTTCTTGCTGTTCACAATGAGAAATTA